TGTCTGAGTATTTGGTCGTAAGCGGCCCAACGGTATCCTCGGTAACGAGGCCGCCGCTGAATGTGGGGAACAGATCAACCCCAGAGTTGACGATGATCGCGAGTTCGCACTGTGCGTTGACAACGTCTTGGGGGATCGTGGTGCTTGGGTAAAGGTCGGGCCCGACGTAGACGTACTGCCGAGGCCATGCGGTTGGTTGAAAGGGAACCATGGGCTCACCTTTCCAGACAATGCCCTGAAGGTAGTCCATGGCCTTGATCAGCAGAACGTCGGCCGGATCATCATCAACAATGTCCTGCCCACGAGCAGCGGCATAGCTAAGGAAATGTTCGCGGTCGATGTAGGTATTGGCGTTCGGTACGCCCGTCCCATCCTCTACGATCAAGGCCATGGCAACACCCCCCTTAGGTGTTCGCGCGAGTACGGCGGCCGGCCTTGACCGGCGCCGAGGCGTCAACCCCAGCCCCAGCGTTCCAGCCCGCCCCGGCAGCAGCGGCAGCCGCAGCGGCCTTCTGTTCGTCGGTCAGTTCCGGCGCGTCAGGATCGTCAGCGTCGGGGTCTTCGCCGGCCGCAAGAGCCGCGTCACGATCGGCAGCGTCCTTGAGGAAGTCGGCATGACTGAAACCGGCCATCAGCGCCTTGTTCTCGGCGTGACGGGCGGCCCTGATCTCACGCCGCTTATCGAGCGGCGCCATGGAGCTATCGGCCTTCATGGTGTTAGCCATTTATCTCTGTCCTTGTTTGTGGTGAACGGCGAGGCTTACGCCACGCCGTTGTTGTTGAAGGTGACGGTCACCGTACCGTTGAAGATGAGATTGCAGGGCGTCGTTGTCACGTCCTGATCGGCATCATCAACAAGCACGTTGAGGAACATTTTGACGGGGGTGATCGACCCATCAAGCAGCGCTGCCGTAAGCAACTTGCCCTTGGCAGAGGTGACGCCCGCGACGGCCTGAGGGGTCGACGTGGAAGGGATGATGTTCTGCTCAGTGCTGGTCAACGTCGCGCTGTTGTCGCAGGCAACGGAACCAACACCAAAGTCGCCGTCCCAGTCCGCATTGACGCCAGCCGATGACTTGGTGATTGCCAAGTTGGCGACACAGCCGACAATGTTGATCTGCCCAGCGGCGAACGTGAAGAAGTCGAAGAACCCATGGGCGCCAACGCCAGCGTTGTCGATAAGGGGAACAACTACGTTCTTGAACGTCAGCACCTGCTGAACAGTGGCAAGGCCACCGCCGCCGCTAACGCCAGTCCCATCCGCGCCGCCGGGGGCAACCGCGTCAGGGCCGAGCCCAGTAGCCGCCAACACGGCTGCGATCTGGGAAGGCTTCTTGAGAATGTTTCGCACTTTGCGCTCCTAACGCTTGCTATTGTGAAAACGGCGGCGAACCTGCCTGTAACAAGTTCGCCGCCGCCACGCCAAGGGCCACCACAACCCTTATAGCGCCTCGATCAGCCCTTGCTCTTGATGAACGCCAGCGGCACGAGCTTGCGATCGAGCACGCGGGTCCATTTGGCAGCGAGCCGAAGATCAGCAAGCGACGGGGAGAGTTCCGCCAGTGCGCCACCGCCGGCCTCGACCCAAGTGTACCCAAACGGGTGCATGAGCCAAGTGTTGCGTTCGGCGATAGCTTCGGCGCCGCCACCATTGCCCTTAAGCATGTAGTGGAAGGTTTCGAAGGGAAGCGCCGGGGTGCCCACACCGATGGCGAACACGTTGCCCTGTGCGCCGCCGAAGCCGAATGCACCCGAACCGAAGATGATCGAGGTGAAGATACGGTTTGCGCCCGAGCCGCTGGACGGCATGCCGTCGTCAACGATGACCACCCGGCCCTTGTAGGTCGGGATCGAGAGAACGCCCTTGCTGTCGGGGACGAACACGATTTCATCGTTCTTGACCATGCGGGCCATGATCATCGAGTGAACGGCGATCGCCCGCATGTTCTCGGCGTGGTCGCCCATGGTATAGGCGGCGTCGATGAAGCAGTCGCTGTTGAAGATCGCGGCCGAGCCCGAGTTGCCCGAGATATCGATGAGCATGTCGGACGAGTTGTTCGCGACGTTGCTGGCCAGAAGACCCGCACAGATCGCCACGAGGCGATGCTGCAACTGGCGCTGCCAGTAAGCTTGGAACCGCCCGCGAATGCGCTCCATGGGGTTTGAGTTCGCGAGTTCACGAACGATATCCATGGAGCCGTAGACTTGGTTGACCCAAGCCATGCGGGCCGTCTGGCTGCCGCTGGTGAGGCCGTTGATGGTGGCCTCATCGGTGAAGTCATCATTCGAATAGTTCGGCTCGATCGTGGGGTCAAGGTCAAGCCAGTAAGGGAACGTGACCTGCTTGCCGCCACTTCGGGCGATGCTGTCAAACGCGGCATCAGTTGCGATGATGCCGGCCTGATAGAAGTTGGTGGTTTCAACGTCGTCCACGGCGAAGTAGGTGCCGTAAACATCGTGTACGAAAGCGTCGGTGAGGGTGACGGGAGCGTCGACCATTTAAGCCCTGCTAGGTTGGCCGGCCGGCGCTCCCGATGACCTTAGCCTCGGGCCGCGCGCTGCTCGGCGATGTGAGCGTCTGAAGCCTTTTTGAATGCCACTGGGTCCGTCTTCGACCATGCGACCTTCTGGGCTTCGCTGAGTTGGGAGAATTTGACACCGCCGGGGGCACCGCCGCCCGATCCACCGCCATCGGCACCGCCGCCTGACCCTTTGGATGCACGGATAATAGACGCGAACTTGGGATTTGCAACAAATTCTTTCTGCAATTCCGCAACGCTTGAGGCCGAGGGCTTGCCAGCCTCATCAAGAACGCGAGTGATCGGGATATCGCCCGTCAGATCGGCCGACAAACGTGCCGCAATGCGATCGACAATGAGTTCAGGAACCGTCGAGATTTCATTGGCAATGCGGGTGGCTTCGTTGAGCACGAGCAACGTGCGCAACTGTGCCGTGAGCTTGTCCTTCTCAACGCCATGTGCGGCAATGGCGGCATCGAGTTTGGCCTGCCATGACTTGTCGAGGGCTGCGGTGTCGCCGCCCTTACGAGCGGCATCGTCAATGGCATCCTGCTTCGCCTTGTCGGCTGCCGCTAGCTTGACGTTGATGGCGTCAATGGATGCCTGCAACCCATCAGCGCGAAGCTTCTCGCGATCCCGCGCCGCGATGGCCTCACGGGCGTCCTCGGCGTCAAGCATGTACTCGGCCGCGTTGGTCGGATTGGGCCTGTATTCGGCCTTCATTACGTCAGGCAGTGCGTCGTAGGCTGCCTTGTCGATTTTCTGCTTAAGCATTTCAGTCCTCAGGTTGTGGTGGCTACTGTAGAATGAGATCGAGCTTAGACATGAACCCGTCCAAACTCAACGGCCTCGGCGAAATGATATTGCCTAGGTCGCGCACGATGCTCGCCGGCTGCGTCGTTAACCATGCAGCGTAAGTAGCAGGCTCGTCAGTTACCCGGCCGGGCACGGTCATGCTGCGACAACCATAATGCGCCGGGGATAAGGGACCTTCACCATAGACGTACACTTGACCATCGCGTTCGCGACAGATCGGGGTCGTGCCTTTGTCTATGATGGATACCCATGTGTATTCGTTGAACGTGGATGAGGCTACAGCCGCCTCGGTCATCTGGGAAATGTGCTGGACGATGGTGTCAATAACAATCGTGTTCTGAGCGCCGGCTTTAGCCATGACGCTAGTGCCGAACAGATTGGATGGGCTGCCCACAAGCGCCGCGAGCGCGTCGGCGACGGGCGTGGCGTTGGCTGCGGCCTTATAGATCGTATCGGCAACCTTGGCCTGAGTGACGACGCGCAGAGCTTCGAGCATGTGCAGCATGAATTGGCCATTGCCTGGAAGCGGGGAGTTCATGATAGACGACCACAGCCGATTGTTAGATGCCGGTAGGCGTGAGCCGTCAATCATGTCATGAAACATCTTGACCTCGCCCCGCATGAACTTAAGCAGGAAGATCAGCACGCCGCGAATGTATCGGTTATATGCTTTGTCTATGAGGCCGCGCACGGTGGCAATGAGCGCGTTGACTGCGGCCTTCGTCATCTGGTCAAGGCTTTCGACGCGGATAACCGAGAACTCGCGCCGCAAGCTGTCTTCCATCTGCGTGATGTAGGGACCGAAGGACATGGCAGAGCCTACCTTGAAACGCTCAAGGTAGACTTGGTGCCTGATAATGCTGTCAATCAGTGCCAACGATATGCCCGCCGACTTTGCCCAGTGCGCCAGCCATGACGACGCGGATGGTGATTGGCTCGTCGCCGCCGCCATGCTTTGCGTCGTGTATCTGCTTAGTGCGGCGCTGCAAGTAAAGATCGCTCTTAAGCTGCGACCACGTGTTCAGCGTGCCTTGCTTGGGCAGTCCCATGGCTATGCTCCCGGCTTCGCTGCTGACTTGATGGGCGTGCCCTTACCGGGTGCGTTGTTCTGGCCCCCGGCTGCGGCCTGCATCTTGATAAGCTCGGCTTGCTGTGCGAGCCCTTCGGCGATCTGGTCGGCTTGCTCTTGCTCGAAGTCGTCATCATCAAGCGTGGCAATACCGGCACGCCGAAGGTTGGCGCGATACTCGTCTGTGGTGATGGCGTTGGCCTGCCACTCTTTGAGCATTTGCTGACGATCCTGCCAAGACAGGCGCATGATATCAAAGTCGGAATTGATCTCATACTTGACGGCTACGCCGCGAGCGTTGGCGTCATCGCTGAACTTGATGGCGTTGGCAAAGATGCCGGCCCATTCGAGGGCCCATTTGATGGCCGCTTCGACGTTGCCAGCGCATGACTGCAACACTGACGTTTCGGCCGACGAATTGATCTCGGCCTCGGTCGCCGTCTGCGTGACGGTGCGCTGTTCGACCAGCTTGGCACCGAGGGCGGCCATCTGGCGCTCTTTGGTGTCCATGGCCTCTTTGACCATGGTGTTGGGCTGGACCTGTATGATGTTGGCCGTGGCGCCCACAGGCAGCGGAATGCCGCCGCGCGAGCCAACGCGAATGCCGTTCGGCAGCACTTCGTCAACCCATTGCTTAGTGAGCCCTGCGACAACCACTGTGGGCTGGCCCATGACGAAACAGGCTTCCTCATAGTCAGCGCTGTTACGGTAGTGACCGAGGTTCAATTGGCAGATAGCCAGCATGGGCGCCGGGTCAATGCTCGGGCTATTGTCTTTCGCGCCAACGAAGGTGAACGGCAGTTCGATAAGGGGGTTGCCTTCGCCGTCCGTGATGTTGAACACCTGAGGGGTGGAGTTCTCGGTAAGCTGGTAAAGGCTCTGGACATACACGTCATTGATCAACTGCAAGACGCGATAACGAATTGCAGTCTGAGTAACGAAGGTGCCCTCAAAGCCAAGCTGATCCCGATCGTAATACTCGCGCAGCACTACAAGCGATAGAATGTACTTGCCGCCGCGCTTGATCACCTTCCAATTGATGATGTTCTCGGGCTCATAGAAAACGATGGTCGGGCGCACGTAGCCGGCTTGCTGCTCGGCCACGGTGGTATCGGCATCACCCTTGGCAGGATAGTCAATGAAGATACCCGCCCGACCTTTAGACAAAACGGCGCCAAGGGTCAGCTTGGACAACTGCTCAAGGCTCGCACCCGTGCCATTGGCATCCTTGATGACGGCCTCGATCTGGGGCGGAACGGTAACCGCCGGGGGACGCAGGAAGACCTCGCCCACAAGCCCGTCAAGCGTCCGCTGGGCCACGTTGTAAAACACGGCGCGGGTCTTGTAGGCGTCGTAGCGCGCGATCGAGCGCGGGTCCATGGGAGACAGATCGCCGGCATCGGGCCGAGGCAGGTATAGCTCACCCCTGAGCTTCACGAACCGCTCGCCGGCCATACAGTCGTTGATGGCGATGTAGTCGGGCAGCGTGAGGGTCAGATCGGCGCGTGAGAACTCAACTGCGGCGAGCGGGTTCGGGGTTGTCTCGGGAGCCTGTACGGCCATGGGTGGCGCCTCTAAGTCGGGTAGGAAACGTTAAGACTTGTGGCAATACGGTTGTTGCCCTTGAGCACTCGATAACGCGCCATGTCATATGCGTGATCTTCTGCGTCGGTGTCAATATCGTCAGGGTCCTTCTCACTTCGAGGCAAGACCGGGATCGTGGCGATAGACGCGATGCAATTGTCCATGAAGTACATCGCCGGGCCCTCGGGCGGCCCTAGCACTTCCTTCGTTTTCGGGTCACGCTTTGGTAGTGCGTTTTCCATCCGGTTACGCATGAGTTCGAAGCCGATCTTACGCGAGCCATTGGACTTGTCGGACTTCTCCCAATCGATACCGTTGTCGCTCATGACCTTCTCAGTCGTCTCAATGTCAATACGGATGACGTTGCTGATCTGGTTATCGGCGGGGCCGGGGTAAACAGATCGACTAATCCATCCCTCGTTTGCCAACTCCGTTTGTAGCTTCTTGATCATGGTGGCAATGTCTTTGGGGCTCATCTGTAGCCCTGTGTTTGTCCCTATCTCTTTGGACCCATACACCTCGGCGATCTGAACGATTGAACCCGGCTGCGGACAGAACTTCGTTCCGTCAGGCAAGATCGCTTCCTCGCCATTACTCTCTGCCCAGATGCCAACACTGAACGGGTGTGACGAACCCCAGTCAAACGTTCGATCGATGAACCAACCCTTCGGCACTTTGAACCGACGAACCACATGCGTTGCCCTCTCCCACACATCATCGAAGGCGCCGCCGGCAACAATGTCCCAGTCACCATAGACCCATGCCTTGATCATGTTGTCGTTGGCGTTCTGGAATAGGCCGGCGATGTACTCGGGCGACAGGAAGGGGTTCTCTCGGTACGTGCCGAAGAACGTGACGCGCCGACGAACAACAACCTCATCCATGCGCGTCTTGGGGTTGAAGATGGTCCGCTCTGTGCGGATGATCTTGCCGTATGGCGCGGGCGTGATGAACGCCGCCTTAACCCAGTGGTGACCCGGTCCCCATGGGTTGGTGGTGCTGACGATCTCTAGGGGCACAGGGGGCAGCGGCAGCCCATCGGGCGTAGCATAGTCGCCCATCTTGAGTTCCACCGCCTCGGGCATGGACCTGAATAGATAGGTGAGCTTGGCGGCCTCTGACGCGGTCTTGATCCTTGGCGTGTGCTTCTCGGGATCGAAGCCGGCTCGGTTGACCGAGATCATGCGCTCGTAGAGTTTGTTGTCAGGGTACTTCGTCAGTTCGTTCCAACCGATGAAGGGATACTCGTGACCATGGAACGACCAATAGTCGCTCTCCTTTTTGGCCACGCGGAACAACAGTTCCTCACCTGTGGGCCATACCCATTTGTATGACGCGGTGCTCTCTAGGAACTGGGCTCCCGAACCTTCGAACAAGCGTCGAGATTTGACAACCAAGTCGTCAAGGTTCTTGTACTCGCGATCGAAGATGATGCCGCGCCAGTATGAGCCATAGCCAATGCCGACGTTCTGAGCAAACCGAACAAGTTGAACATCGGTCTTGCCCCAGCCTCGGCCCCCGGTAAGCATGATCTCGTTTGCACGACTATCAAGCGCGGCCTCTTGTGATGTTGGATTGTTTTCGGGGTCGCCGTTTGTCAAGGGCATCCAACGGACGGTTAGACCTTCCGGTAGATAGTCCTCATAGTCGAACGGTTGGCTACTTTCGGACAGCGTCACTGACGAGCCTCGCTTGCGCTTGGATCACTTTTTCTTCGCGCTCGGGATCGTCTACACGGGACGAACGACGCGGCACTAGAATGATGCTGCGTGCGTCAATGTTGTTGTTCACTACGCCACCACCGCGACCGATATGGCCTTGGACTTCGGCGAACAAACGAAACGCTTTGATCCTGTCATCAGGGTCGATCTGGCTATCAAGAGCAAGGTTGTAAACGTCACGACCAAGCTTCTGCTTTGAGGGCAGCCCGTCGCCGATCTCTTCCTTGCTGTCGTCAAGCCGGTTCCACTCGGCCAGCACGTCGGGAGCCGTGGCCCATTGACGGGCCGCCACCTCTACCAACGGGGTGTCGTCGCCGGTCAGGATCACCCGGCAGACGCGAAGGAACTCTTGGTCATTGTGCGGGGTGCGGTGAGTGCGCTTGGCAAATTCGAGCCGCTGAGCCGAGGTGCCCACGATGCCGGCGCCCATGATGGTATGGCCGACACCGTAGTCGTAGCTAGCGGGCAAACGTCTCGCGGTGGCATCGAAAGCAAAGCGGGTCATGGTGGTGTCATGATGAGGCTGGAATTAGACGGCGTCAACCGCCGCCATGCTGTTTGCGCCAAGCGATCATCTGAGCCACCTTGGCGGCACAGTCGCCGTAGAGCTTCGGCACCGTCACGCCGAGGGCGTTAACCAGATCGCCGGTCGTGATGAAGCTACTTGGCAACGGCGGGCACTGCGTTTGCTTTGGGGGCAGCACCGTTACCGTTTTGGTTTCCAGTATTGGGTTGGGGTGGTCCGTTGAGGATGGCCCGCAAGCCGTCAGGGATAGGAGTGCGCAGGTAAGTATCAACGACCGCGTCAGCATTTTGAAGGTTCCTGATCTGGTTACCGGCCTCGGCGCTGATCCTAGCGTCTTCTTCGGCCTGATGTTCATAGGCGGCAATGAGGGAGTCGTTGGCAAGGTTGTTGGCTTGCAGATCGGCGATCGTCTGTTCATCAACCTTATTGGCCGATAGGGCGGCGCCAAGCTGGACGTTTGCCGCGTCACGTTCCTTTGCCACCTCTAGCGTGGCTGCGTGGGCAACGTCGATCTGATGCTGTTGCCATAACCAGCCCCCGGCTCCGCCGAGGCCCAGCACGAGGGCAATGATCCATGGTGCGAATGGCAAAAGGCCGGCTAACGAGCCGGCCCCTGAGAACAATGCCTTGATGGCGGTGAGCATGTGGTGAAGCTCTAGGTTTGGATCACGATCAAAAAGATTGACGCGACAATACCCAGAACGATTGCAAACAGCAACAGCTTTCGGTCCCGGCCGTAAAGCAACGGCTGACCAACGTCCGGTGACGTGATCTGGGCAACACCTCCCAAGATGGCGAGGTATCGCGAAAGGGCCGCGAACTCTGACAACTGAACGTAGCCACCGCTCACGATCCCGTAAATGGATGAGGCTGTGCCGAGGGCGAGGGCAAGCCAAATGATCAGCATCGAGAGTGCCATTTGACGGACCCGGTCATAGGCGCCTCGGGTCAAGATGGCGTCCTCGAACAAGTCGTAGAACGCCACGATGAATGCAACGCCGGCACCGATGAAGGCGCCGTTCATGACGATGATGAAACGATTGAGCCCGAGCCCTTCGTGAAGACCGACGTAAATCGCAGTGAGCGCCATGCCGGCGTAAAGTAGTCTACTGATGAGAAGCTTTCGAAGCATCGTTTTGCCGCCTAAACGTGAGTGTATCGTTGCGGTCCAGAAGCTCGGTGATAGTCGCGTGAAGACGGTTTGACGCGGCTACCGTCTCTGCGCTCTGTGCCTTGGTCCGTTCTACCAGTGCATCCATAACAGGATCGGCACGAGTGAACAAGGTGCGTAGAAGCTTTGGCATTCTCATGCTCCCGCCTTCCCAGCCTTGATAACATCGGTCAGGGTATTTATGGCCGTTGTGGTGGACAACTGGGCGGTGTTTGACGTGACGATGATATCAATGAGCTTGTCGTTCAACGTCGTGTTCCTCGTGTATAGCGTCCAGATGACGAAGAAACAGACACCGAACGCCAAACCAACTGGACCATAACCCAGCAGACTACCTATTAGTTGCGAGAGGGTCGGATCGGCCATTTATGCGGCAGCCCTGATCTGAGCCTCGATGCGAGTTGCGCGGTTGCCAACCTGCTTTGCCCACAGCGTGCCCACAAGGTCGTCGGCTGCGGCCGAGTAGTTCCCGGCCTGTACGAGCCCGAGGAAGGTGTGAAAGCCCATCAGGCCCGTAGCCGGCGGCCCGGCCTGCCCTACGCCCATGTTGAACCCCATGTCGCTGAGCGCAAGCTGAATGGCCTGCGGCTGCTGTGCGACCCAAGGGAGCCGCGTGGCGATGCGGGACAGGGTGCCGGCGATATCCTGCTGAAAGAGTTGGTCGACCTGAGCATCGGTCAGCGGCTCGGTCCAGCCGGCCGGCAGCGGGCTCGCGTTGAGATTGTGGCCGATCCCGATCGTGGGGATGCCCCGGCTGTCCAGATAGCGCTTGTAGCGCTTTCCCTCGTCAACGGTGAGTTGGTCTTCGAGCGCCTGCATAAAGGTCATGGTGGTGAACTCCCAAGGGTTGAGCTTGGCAGGCAGGTATAGGCCCATTAACCACAAAAGAAAAGGCGCGACCCCGTGGTGTTGGGTCGCGCCTTCGCCGGTCCCTACTTGGGTCGGTTATTCGATACGGAAGATGCCGACGCCGCTGACGCCGGGCTGGCCGAACGGGGCGCCGTCCATGACGCGGCTCGTGAACTTGCGCGGCGGCGTGCTGGTCTTGTGGCGGGTGTTGGCGGCCGACGCGACCGCCGGGTAGGCCTTGGCCGGATCGGTGACCTTGTCTGTCGCGGTCAGGAAAATGCCGTCATAGATGAACGAACCATCGGGCTGCTTTTCCGGCGCCACGAGGGCATCGGTCGGGTAGCTGGACTGCCGGCTATTGCTGGTCGCCGGGAGGGCGATCTTGATGCGCGGGAAGGCCACGCCGGTAGCGCCGGCAAGGGTGGCAACGGTCGTGGTGCCGAGCGCGGAGTCGGGAGCGAGGGTGGTCTTGTCACCGACGACGGTAGCAATGTCGGTGCCCTCGGGGCTGTTCAGGTAGGCAAGGCCGAAGTTTGTCAGTTTGGTGGCGAGATCGCCCTTGTCGTTCTTGAGGGTCGGGTTCTGCAAGACCGTGCCGGCGGTAACGTGGGCAGAGGCGGCCTTGATGGCGAGGTAGAGGCCGGCAGCGCCAGCAAGACGGATAGCGGACAGAAACTCGCGCGACTTCTTTTCGATGGCATCCATGGTGGTGGTTCTCGTGGTTGATTGGTGGTGGTGGCGAAGCGCCATGACGGGAAGCTATAACGCTCCGCTGACGTTTGCAACAGCAAAAGCTATGATGGTTACTTTTTCACACCGATGAGGGCCAAGAGCTTTGCCTTGGCAGCGGCGCGAGCTTTGAGGCATGCATCACAGGGCTTGCGCAAGTTAAGTGATACCAAGACGAAGATACTCCATGATCGCTTCACGGGCCTCGATCCATGAGTAGCAGACGTGCGTAGCATGGTGATGGAGCCTGACCCATTCGCCAAAGTCTTTCTGATCACTGCTCAGGCCGCCGTCCTTTTCCTTCTGGCGCCCCGGCTTCTTCATTTCGATGTAGAGCCCGGCGTAGCGCCCACACGGAACGGGAAACGAGATATCCCAGACGCCCGAGCGCACGCCCTCGGCCTTGAGGTTGCCCGCGACGATGACATTGCGGTCGCCGCCGTTGGGGATCGCATGGCACCACTTGAGCACGTCAAGGCCCGATATCGCGATCCAACAGAAGAACGCGGCCTGATGGCCATGCTCTGTCCCTTTTGATGCCAGTTGTTCGGGGGTGATGGTCACTTGCCTTTGACCCTGACCAAGTCTTCGGTAAATAGGGTATCAAGCCCTCGGGCAACGCGCCCCATGGCCCACTTTATTTGTTCTTCGGTTTTGATATCGCCGCCGTTCCACGTGTGGACACTGCCGTCATTATCAACCGCTATGACGCAAGCCGTGCCCCCAGTGGTTATCTCGCGTAACAGATGCTTGAGTGCCGCACCGCTGTGAGTGAAGTCGACAACGTTACGAGTTCCATCAAGGTCTTTCTCGGGCGCCTCGTATGGTGCGCTGATGAACCTGACCCAAGTGCCCGGCGGAAGCTCTGAGTTGGCTTCGCAATGGGCACAGCTAACGCTGTCGCCGTGAATATACCAAGTCGTGCACTGGCAGACTTGGCATACCCATGCAACTTCCGTGTCGAGCGCCTTCTTAGGCCTGAGATCGGTTGGCTCAACCATCACGAGCAACCTGATGAGTTACCGCACTCTTCGCACACCTCGCAATGGCCCGAGATACGCATACGCATGCCGAAGCATACGTTGCACTGATTGCCAGTGAACCCCATCTGCTTGGCGCCATCGCGGCTGAGCTTCTGGGGCGTGAGCGATGACGAACCCAATAGCGTTTGGGTCACGTCGACAATGGGCTCGGGCGGGATAACCGACGTTGCCGCGACATTCCTAGTCCTCTCGAACCCGCCCATTTTTCTTGTGCTCCTCTTTGATGAGTTTTGCGATGGCCCGGCGCTGATGCCGGGACCCCGCGTTACGACCTTGCATGGCCTTGGCCGTGCGCATGAACGACTTGGAAATATTACTTCCCTTGCTCATGACGTGAGCCCTAGGGCTTTGACGACAACCTTGGCATAGTCCTGTGCCACGTTGGTGGCCAGTTCGCGGTTGTAGACTGTTCGCCCGTTGACGAACGGCCAATTGATCTTGCCCGGCATGACGGGCTGCCCTTTGAACAGATCGGCAAGCGTGCGGTAAAGCATGGCGCGTTCCTCGGCCATGGCCTTGCGCCACATGAAGTAGTCCTGCTTCTTGCCCTCGATCCGCCATGGGGCGTTCTCGGTGGCAGGCGCCAGCGCCAGCTTGTGCTCAACAAGACAGAAGGCCTGAGCGATCGAGGCCACGACCTTGCCGCGAACCGAACCCCACAAGATGACCGTGAAGCTCTCACGATCGAGGCCGCTCATAAACTGATCCACCGGGCTCATGACGTGAGCAGCCGCAAGAGAGCAATGCCGGCGACAGCGCTCGCGGCGCCTATCGTGAAACCTACCAGCGCGCCAGCGGTGGCGCCCGCGAGGAAGGCGGCGCCGTTCCTCGGCCGGGTGAGGGTTGTAGTCGCCATGCCCATCGTGGGCTGCCCGGTCATGTCGCCGGGGTAGGGGGTGTCTTTCGACCGGGGCTTGCCGATCCAGTTCCGTTCGTCGGTCATTGCTTCCTCGTGGTGGTTGCCCCGGCCGAAGCCGGGGCGTTGACATCAGTAGGCCGGGCGAACCTCGGTCCATTTGGTGACCTTGGCCATTTTGTAGCGCGGCGCTTGCTCTACTGGCAATGGGTCATGGTGACTATGATAGAGTACGCCGTCTTTGACTATGACGTAGTGGTTGCCGGCCGTAATCAAATAGACCTTGCCGGCAACCGTGTGATCTCGCGCGAACGTCAATAGCGTGAGGGCCTTGGCCTTGTTATACGTAAAGGTCGTAGCGCCGAACTTGGCGCCAAGCTTCTCGGCCGTTCTCTTGAGCGCATTGAAGTGCATGCCCTTGAAGTGCGTCTTGTTCCAGTAGCCGGGCTTAAGCCCTACACGCTTGGCTTCTGCGTTGAGCCGTCGCCGTTCAATGCGAACCGCCTCGGCATGAGCGTCATCATATGAGACGCCGGTAAGAACCGCCACTGCAAACGGGCCACACCACAGTGTGCGACCCGTTGGGCTCTTGCGGTATTCCTTACCGACTGTCTCGGGGTATTTAAGGGTCATCGCTGATCTCTCCTATCGCTTATGACAGAGAGATCATATTACATCCTATGACGTTTGTCAATGACGTTTGTCTATCGCCCCAGCGGGTCGATATCGTCAACTTGCTTTATCGTGCCTTCTGTTGCGAGGAAATCACGGCGCCCATCGTTGTAGCCATGAGCCCACGCAGCTACGGCCCCGAAGTCGAATAGCTCTCCAACACGGCCGGCGCCATAGCCGTGCGTGTAGTCGGCCCGCATCTGGCTTCCGGCGTCGTATGGCCATCCGAAGCTGTTGCCGATCCCGGTCGGCAACGACAGGCGAATGTCGTGATCCTCGGGCTGACCCTCGGGGTGCTTCTTACCGATATGATCGAGCGCGAAGTGTCGCATGTCGTCGCCCCGGTCGTGGGCGATGCACTCAAGGAACCAACCGGGGTCATAGCCGGCGAGGTGCCCGCTGATGCTTCCGGGGTCATGAATGAACAAGAGTGCCATGGGCGTGACGTTACGTTCTTCCGTCTCGCCCTTGTGGTTAGTATAGATAAACTTCATGGTGTATCCTCATCCGGCTTATCGAGTAGGAGCTGGGCCTTTGCCGGAAGTAAAGGTTTGGCTCCGTGAGCGTCGGCTTGCATCAGGCGCCCCATGCCGTCTGTAGCAAGGCCCAGTTCGGTGAAAACAGTATCAATTCGCATGCGAGCCTTGGAAGTGCTTCCGTCGGCCATGAGGCGCACAAATCCACCGCTGACTTTTGCGAACATATACCCGTTTCGGGTGTAGAGATCACATTGCTTGTATACACCATTTTCAGCAACGACGACGTTATCGCCTTCAACATTTTTGAACATTCCCATCCTATAGCCCCATCCTGAGTTGACGACTGTCCCAGCCGAATATGTTGCGTGCGTTCATCTGAGGCGTGGCCCATCGCAAGTTATTGCGTCTGTTATCGAGGCTGTCGCCGTTCCAGTGATCGCCTATCGTGTGCGCCGTTGTCTCGGGTAACCTAAAGTCCCGAACCAATGCAACTTTGTGGAAGAAGACCAGAACATCATTCTCAGATCGAACCATATAGTTCTTCCAACCCAACTTGGTGCCGTGAGTGACAAACCAATTGCCACGAGAGCGGGCGTAGTCTTCGTCTTCCGGCGAAATCTTAACCGGAATTTCATAACTCTTGCCCCTGCAAATGATTATGACGAATGGCCCTAAGTCGAGTGGCATCATTTGTGTGTGATCGTCACGGTGCCGTGGACGATCATGGCAAGGCCCTGATACTTGGCCCAGCCTGCTTTGACGCTGTAGGCCTCACACTGGCCGGGGCACACGCCATTGACATAGACTTTGTCTATGACGTTGAGCAGCCGCCGGTCCCAACCTCCCCGGCGCGTGTCTAGCGCGTCGGGGATCACGAGGCCCTTGCGTTCGGCCGAGGCAATGCGGCGCCTCTCCGCCCGAGGAAGGGAACTACCTTCCATTCTTGACGCCCATGTACTCGTTGACGAGATCGAAGGCGCCCGGCGCTGGGTACGAGGCGCCGATCTTGGCAGTCGTCGGCCGAGTGGTGAGCCAGCCCACAAACTCGGTGATGGCCTTCTGCTCGTCAACGCCGGCAGCCATGGCGATGTTCGGCCCTCGGGCGGTGACGACGGGCGCCTCGGCCGCGTCTGCCAGCCGGTTCAGGTCTTGCAGGGCGCCGCTCAAAAGGGTGAGCATTACCCCTTCCTCGGCCGCGCGGGCTTCGGGGGAATAGGCCCCTTTCCCATCCCCTTTGGTCTTGATCAGGCCGGCGATAAGCCCGTCAATGCTCGCCCTCTCGGCCGCGCTCACGATGCCGGCCCTCCGCTCGTCTCGGGAGGGGTAGCGGCTGCCGTCCCGGCCGGCTCCGTCTTGTCGGTGATCTGGGGGACGGCCGGCTTGACGCCGAACATGGCACCGAAGTCCGCGAGATCGCGGCCGACGTTATCGAGCACGCCCTTGAGCGCGCCTTCAATGACGGCAGTGACGTTCTTGGCGTCGGCTTCGACCATGCCGATAACGCCCTCGGTGTGGTTGACGATCAGCATGAGATCGGCCTTGCGGGCGAGCCTGCTTTTGACTTCGGCGTTGAAGTTGGCTTTCAACTGCTCGATCTCACTGTCGATAGTCGAGATCGCCGACACAGCAGCGGTGCCAGCCAACTTCATGGAGTTGAGGAAGTTGGCACTTTCGAGGGTGTAGGGAATTTTAACGTCAGCCATTATTGTCCATCCGGGTTACGACGCAGCACAGCATACCAACCCGTTGCCTGCGTCAATGCAACGAAGTTATGCAATTGGACCGACTTGCCGAGCCTGAGGTTACTCAGCATGTTTGCCGCGACCCCCGCTTTGTCGACAATGGCCCTATCTGTCATGCCACTGGTTTCAACTGCCTCAAGGAACTCCCTGACTATTGGGAGACGGGCGTTGATTGCCAATGAGCGATTACCTCGCTTGCGCGGGGGGTTAACCTCTGGCCGGGTCATCCGTGATGCCTTAGGGCTTGAGCGCGGCGCTCGATCAGGTCAATGGTGTTCATGGCCTCGGCGAATGTGGGGAAGCGATCTAGCTCGCCGAGGTAGAACGGCATGTAAACGCAAATCTTCGCTGGGCGCGAGCCACGGAGCTTCCTGACCTTCCACTTGCGCGGCCCCTGCCCCGGCTTGTCCGACAGCGGGTTAGCGAGGATCGAGGCTACCTTGATCATGAGTTGTTTACTGGCCATGGTGCGTCTGGGCCTCCCCGGCGTAAAGGGTCACGAGATCGTCGCGGGTCGCTTCGATGCCGTCGATCGTGTAGGCGAAGCCATCAAGATAGCTTGAGCCCCGGCATGTGAGCGTGACGACGTGTCCCGTTTGAGTATTGCGCCCGCCCGTCGTCAGATCGACGGACCCGATCTCAAGAGTGCGCACGAAATCTTCGGCCTTCTGGCGCCACGTCTTACCGGGATCGATAAACCCTGTCATTTGGAAACCTTCGCTGTGAATTGGTCGCACATGACGCGACCCAGCGCGTCAAGTTCTTGGGACGGCTTGGTGCACGTCCATTGGTCGGCATAGAGGGTGAAGATGGGACGCGCCGGCTTAGAAGGGCCAAAGCCCACAGGTGGCACGAAATAGAAAATGGCCCCGGCCATGCAAGCGGCCAAGATCACGCAGGCAATTCCTCTCAGGGCCATCATTCCTTGCCGCCCTTGATGCTGTCAAACCTAGCAACCTTCGTGGGCATTCGCGGCTGATCGGGGAAGGTTGGGGGCGCGGTATTTGGGCCGGGCTGACCGCCAAGGATGCCGCCGATCTCGGGAGCGCCGTATCCAGAGGTGAACATACGGTCACCCGGTTCCACGTCGGGATAGGGATCGCCAAAGTCGCCATAGAGATAGCGTGCCCTGTCCGCCTCGGGCAAGGTGGCGAGATAGCTGGGATCGAGATAGGGATTGCTCATCCCCGGTGCCTCGGCAAAGTCATCCTCGTGCACGTAATGCACGATGCTGCCCTGATTGCGCTTGCGGCGGCGCATGAGCCAGATGACGGCCACGAGAATGAGGCCCCAGATGATGGCAGCGACAAGCATTCCATAGGGTGTGAACATGTTGTGCATCCTAGCGCTTTGGCTTGTTTTGCCATGGGGGAATGGGGGCCGTGTTCTTCAAGGCCTTGACCCTGACGCGGCAGATGAGGGTTGCGACGATGCCGGGCGGCAGCGGCTTGGCCGCCGTCTCGATACATTCCTCGCGGCTGGCCTTCCAGTGACCAACCCGCGTCACGCCCTCGCGGCTGACGTAGACGTTGGCTATGGCGCCAACAAAGGCAGGGGAGTTAGCCATTACTCTTCTCCAATTCGACGCGGCCGAACCGCTGTAGTGACCATAAGGTATCCTCGGCCGCCTGTTTGCTGGGGTGACGGCCATAGTCGTCACCAATACGAACGACGCGCTTCGACCTAGGCCACACCAGATACCACCCTTGCCGGGTGCTTCCGACCCCGCGCTCGATCACTATGACCGAGCCGTATGACCCCATTAACCCTTCCCCTGATAGATTTGCCGGGCCTTCTCATAGCCAGCGCGAAACCCATCACTATGGCCTTGGTCATAACCTTCCTTGCGAGCGCGGGCAGGAACGCTAATGGATGGCACCGTGAAGCTGACCCATGCCCCCGAGGCCTCTAAAATCTCGACCATGCGCGCGAGAGTGAGGGGTTTCCCGGCGATCGTGCACCCGGCCGGCACCTGTGAAGTCCATTCGGGAAGCTCGGGCTTGGGTTCGGCCTCGGGCTTGCGCCATGCCAGCCGCCACGAACTAATGTCCGTGCCGTCACCGAAGTTGCCCCGAGGCTGGTTTGAGTACACCTGACCCCCGCCAGTTAGTACGTCAATTATGGTGTCGTGCATGACCCCATGATTGGCCAATTCGCGGCGATCCCATTTGATCCAACCATCGGACGGGACGGTCCTGCCGCCCATGTCAACCATGGTGCCGCTCACTGTCATAGGCGGGTTCTTGACATGGTTCCACTGGAACCGCCCCAGCCCATCGCGAATGGCATCAATCACCTCGCGCTCGGCATCGCTGATATAGGCGAGTTCATGAGGAACCCCATTGATGCCTACAATGTAGGCTTCGCCTGAGACGCCCACAGCAACGGTTCGGGCCTCGGGCGCCGCAGGCTCAGTAGTAGCCGGCTCCGTTTTGGGCATTTGGCGATCGAGCACGCGGGCCGGTAGGATGGTAATGCTGTCGTTGGCCGGGTCGAATGCAATAGTCAACTGGCCGATCGTCAGGCTCATGTGTGAAGGATTGGCCATGATCAGGCGAGCCGGTAATGCTGGCCGTCCGTGCCGTGGGCGACGACGTTCAGGCCGGATCGGGTGATCTCTTTGACGGTGATGCGGGCAGGGGTGTCGTCCGTCTGCCAAGCCCCGGTAACGGTGATCTGCGGCCCGGAGCGCTTGGCGGTCCAGCGGATAATGGTTTTCATTGTGGTGGTTTCCTTTGGAGTGATCATTCTTTTATATACGGCCGACTTTTGGAAGCAACCCTATATTTTTCGAGGGTGGTTAACTTTCCGACCCCATATCCAGTTCTGGACCCCATATCTAGTATAAGTCGCGCCCCGCCCCGCTGCCCCGGCCGATTTATAGGCCGGGTGCTATGCCTGCTCCACTAGGGGAGGGTCGTCATCGCGGTCAGCGATGAATGAGTGTCACCACCATGTAGCCAATGGCAACAGCACCACATACACACAATGAATAGATAATTTTATCCATCATGCTCATGCTTGTGTGCATGGTAGGGCGCTGTGCAATGAACACTGCCTTAGCAGGGCGGGTAGTCTTGTAGGCACCGACGTTGAGGCCATGGGGGTTATGCTGGGCACGCATGTCAATCTCCTTGTTGATGACACCACTATAGAGGGGAGGTCTTAACAAAGCGTTACCGTGCGCGTTCTTTATCAACAATCATCATGTGCCACTCATGACCATCAGCCCACAGCGCACGGTGCCGATCGCCCCTTGGATAAGGGTTCATGTCATGTGTGCCTGCCCAGAAGCCTTGTTGCCACGCTATGGGCTTCGGCTGTGCCTTATCGAAGGCTCTATGTAGTAAGCCGGGAGGGTTGGTCATGTCGTTTGTCCTAAATGTTTGCATTCTTAAGCCCTATCACGCGAAGAATTAATTAGCTCCTAATGTTTGACGCCATTAATAGATTTAATAAGTCGAATGTTAATGCCCAATCACCCGGCTTTCCTAGGTTTTTTATTGTTTTTATATAATTTAATAGATTAATAGATTATAGACCAAAAGAATTACGCGAATTACCAACTGGGGGCGCGCGGGAGGG